TATAAAACATTAAAGTTCTTGCAAATAATTCATTTGGTGCATTTTTTCCATGACCTCCATATGGAGCCATAATTGCTCTTAAGTTAGCACCATTACCATTACCAGTAACTACAACATTAGCAAAGGTATAACTTTGTCCTGGATTTGTTATATTTATTTTTGTAATTCTACCAGAAGCAGTATCAATCGTTGCGGTGGCAGTAGCATTTATACCATCACCTTGAATTTCAATATTTGCAACACCATAACCATATCCACCAGAAATAATTTTAATTGCATCAATAGTTCCTGCAGTAGTTAAAATTTCATTATTGGCTTGTAATGATTGAATTGTTCCAATGTTAAGATCTGCTCTTAACTCTGCTCCAGTTCCATCTCCAGAGACTGTCAAAGTAGCTGTTGAATAACCAATACCTGGATTTTCAACGATAACTCCAACTAGCTGTCCATTATCAATAACTGGTAATAATTTTGCCTCTGATTTTGAAGTTTGGAATGCAAAAGATGCTGCGATAGTGCCGACTCGTGATGAATCAGTAATAGTAACTGATGGAGCAGCCGAATAACCAGCACCAAATCTACGAACGACTTCACCTGTTGCTGGAACACCTACATATGTTAATGCAGCAGGAACACCAAGATATAATAATCCAGCTGTTCCATTTGTTACTGTTCCACTAGTATGTGATGGAACAGTAGACGCATGTGTTGTTCCAGCAGTGGTAACTTTATATAATCTATTAGAAACATACACAGTACTATTTAAAGTGACTGCTGTTGATGCAGCAAATGCTGGAGAATTTACTACTGCAGTGCCTGTATGAGTTGGGGTAGTTGATCCAAAATAACCAGCAGTAGATACAGTGTATAATTTACCAGAATAAAAATACTGTTCATCAACTAATACTGCTGACAAAGCAACCCACTGAGTGCCAAATGTTACTGTTGGATCGCTAGTATAATTATCACCTTGATTCGATACAGTACAATATAAAACAGAACCTGCATTCATTTTAGCAGTAGCTACTGCACCAGTTCCACCGCCACCAGAAAATGCTATTGCTGGAGCTGATGTATATCCAGAACCAGCGTTAATAATATTAATTTCTCGGATACCACCTAGTAAAGTTATACTGGTAATACCTTTAGATGTTGCAGAACCATTACCAAGACCAGTACCAACGATTGCAGCAGTAAATGTGCTACCGATACTATATGTTATACCAGAAGTTCCTGCAATTGTATTCCATTGAGTATTAGTTGTCGTTCCGAGACCAGCAATTGTATATTTTACACCAACAATAAAAGAACCAGAATTAACGGTAGTTCCTGTTGTATTAACAGTTCCTTTAATCCTACTACCAATATATTTTAATGAACATGAGCCATTTTGAACAGTGCCTAATCTGTGGGTTGGTTCACTTGAAGATAATGTTCCTGGACTAGAAACCTCATAGAAATCAAATACAGAATTGTATATTCTTTGTCCTAAAAATACAGAAGATGACGAAATAAAGGCAGATCCATTAGTGACTGGGTCACCAAATGTTACAGTTGGATTAATATATCCATTACCACTAGTATTAACTACAATAGCATTTAAAAAAGTAGGATCTTCTACTCTATATCCATCACTAGCACTAACTGTAATACTTGCAGTGGTATAACCTGTTCCTTTATTATTAATAATAATGGTATCCATGGCACCATTAGAATAAAATTGATTAGTGAGAGCAGAAATAACAGGCATCTGGTCTTCTGATAAAAATTTACTTCTTAAGTTAATTGGTACAGTATACAAAAATTTCCAAATATAACCATCTTCGGTAGATATTGGAGATACTGATGTACCAAGAGGTTTATTAACTGAGACTGAATTATTATTATTATCTATACATTTGTATACATTATAATCTTCAGTCAGAACATAAAAATTACAATTTTCTAATTTTTGTGATCCTGAAGGTGCAATATTCATGACGGCATTTAAAATAGCACCATTTCCACCGCCACCAGTTACTGTGATAGTAGGGGTACTAGTATAACCATATCCTCTTGAAGTATCAACTATACCAACTGGTTCAATTCCAACAATAGATCCATCAAAGACTATTGGATAAAATTTAGCACCAGTACCACCACCACCAGTTACTGTGATAGTAGGTAGTGAAGTAAAATTTTCTCCGCCATTGACGATATCAATACCTACAATTTCATCTGAATACTCATCGTCATACATATCATACACTGTTCCTGATAACCAATTAACACGAGGAATCACAAAAGCCACATCAGATGGTGAGATGGCTTTTAGTGTAATAATATCATCACGAACCCCACGCTCGTAGGCATAACTATCTATAGGAGAAGGGGGTGCAGTCTCATCACTCCACTCTAGTGTTTTACCAAGGAAATAGTAATAGTTAGAACTTTTAGTTGTAACATCCTTGTAAACACCCTCTGCAAGAGTTTTATGCAGGATGGTTTTAATTAGAGAAGATGATGTCGGCATTTAACAGAACCTTAAATTTAAATTAACTTACTGTTACAACCCAAGTTACAGCAATAGTATCACCAGAACCTTTAGTTACTGTTGGAAATGTAGTGCGGCAAAGCATAGTACCACCAGAAGAAGCATTAAAAATACCTGCTTCCACAATAGCACCATCACCAGTACCAGCTGGGAATGTTGCAGTATAAGTGATTGCATTACTAGAAACTGTACCAGCAGATAATGATACACGACCAGTTTGACCACCTAGAGCAGAATCACCTGCAGATGGAGTTGTACTAGTTGTACCAATAGCCATGTGGGTCATAGCAGCTGGAGAGTTAGTAGTAGTCTTAATCATTGATGATGCGATGAAGTTTTTACCAGTAGTAACAACTAGGTTAGGAACTTCAAAGTCTTGTACTGTAACACCGTGTGCATTAGTTTTTACGATGCGAACTTTACCTGTCGCTTTTAGGTTTTCATTTTGTTGAATCATAGGGATCTCCTGTTTTAAATTAAGTGAAGGTTTGTTCTAAACCCACAACATAAGTGGTGGTAGCAAAATAATCTTGGGATTGATATGGATTTTTCCAAACCTGCCCCGCTTCGGTTAAAGTACCGATACTCGTATCTTCTAGATATTTAGTCGTGGTTGTGGCCAAAGATTCTGAAATAACTGGTGTATCTGTTAGTGATTTTTCAATACTAAACGAAGAAATAGAATCAGTCAGAGTTCCAACTGAAGTATCTGCCAATGCTTTACCTATTGATAGAGTAGTTCCACTATCTGTAGTTCCAGAATAGGTATCAGATAATCCTTTAGTGAATAACTGTGTATATGTATCACTAGGAGTATTAATAGAGTCGGCTAGAACTTTAGTAAACACTTGAACAAAATAACTGTCAGTAGGTGTAGAAATAGAATCTGATATTGCTTTGCCGAAAGATAAAGCAATACCATTAGTATCCAACGCTCTAAATGAATCTTCCAGACCAATACCCAGTGATTTAACCAGAGATTCTAGAGTGATACTTAAATCAACAGTATTGGTGATATTATATTCACCGAATAATGCCATACCTGCAGGGTGAAGCATTGTTTTTACTGCAGATTTGTAGGTGGATAATCTCTCATCAATTCTAAGAACATAAGAAAATGCTTGATAATATTTACTATCTTGAATGTAAATAGCATCATCTGGGAATCCATTATTAGCAGTAAAGTATCCTGGATACTTTACTAATGCTCCAAGACTAACTTTAATAATAGCAGGTTCTTCAGCATTAGTCTGAGCATTTCGATAATTTAATGAGAACTCACGAAGAATCGTACCAGCATATGTTCCATCAACATAAGTGCTTGTAACATAGTCCCCACTATTAAGATAACCTTGTTCATTAGTACCTAGAGTTCTATCACCAATTGTTACATTGTTACCAACTCTACTAGAAGAAGTTGTAGATTCTTGTTGTATTGCAGAGTTAATTGTATTTGTTGATAAAAGACTTACAGCAAAATCTGAATTATAACCAATACCAAATTTAATAAACTCTGCATATTTAATACCGTTGTTAGCATCAACAGCAGTAACTTTTATTAAAGCACCAGTTCCAGATCCAGACCTAATTTCAAAAACTTGCCCAACACGGAAATTTTGTCCACCTTGAGAAATTGTAGGTGTCTGAGTTGCTGGGAGAATGGTTGCTTGAAATTGATCTTTATATTTAATTCTATCTGTTGGTTTTAGTACACCAAAGAATTTTTTATCTAAAAAGAATTCGTAAATATTACCACCAAGAGCAATTATACGATCTACTTCAGCAATAAGATCTTCTTTTCTATCAACAAGAACTCTAATTAATCTAGCTTCAGTTTGAATATCTACTAGTCTACCAACAATATCAGCTGGATCTCCATAGTCTACTTGTGCAAACACAGAA